GCATACCACCGACAAATTCAGTTGGCACTTTACTTAAAATCCAAGCTACAGCCCAAATACCTGCTGCGATAGTTATGACACCGATAACACCAGCTATAAGAGCTGCTTCACCTGTACCACCCGATAAGGCTATAACTGCTCCAATTACACCAATTACACCGGCAAATACACCAATAGCTAATGCGGCGTCTAGTGTCCAACTTAACGGTGGTGTTTTAAATGTATCTGGTAAAACTGAAAATATGTATGAAATTGCAAGAATAGCAATAGCCGTTGCAACAGTTCCTAAAACACCTAATGCAGCTTCTTTAGGACCAACTCCAAATTTTTGGAATACCATGGCTAACAAAGCAAATGGAATTGCAAAGACAAGTATAGCTAAACCTGCTTTTAAAGTTTCAATTGGATCTGGTCCTTTTAATCCGCTTAATGATTCTGCAGCCTGTGAAAATACCCAAGCAACACCAGCAATTGCAATAGCGATTAATGGAATTGCAATAGCTCCATAAAATAATTCCTGTGGACTAGCTCCTTTAACGGCTTTCATTACAAAATAGAATGAAACTGCAAATAAAGCAACCGCCGTACCCGCAACTAAAGACCATGTCATATCTGGAGCTTTATATTTACCGTCTGGTAAATATTGAAATGCATAAGACAAGCCAACAATACCGAATGCTATAGCTCCAATTGCCAATGCGCCGTATGTGATTTGTTTAACGGAAGCTCCTTTAACGGCTTTCATAATTAAAAAGAATGAAACTGAAAATAAAGCAACTGTAAAACCAGCTTGGAGAGACCATAATAAATCTGGGGCTTTGTATTTGTCAGGCAACATTTGAAATATCAAAGCTGTTCCAACAATACCAGCAGCTACTCCAAGAAATGAAAGTACTACCATCTTCATATCTTTGGTTTCTAATTCGTTGTCTTTAATTGTTTTTGCAAATAAAACAAATGCATAAGCTGAAGGAATCATAATAAGACCTATAGCTAATGCAGTTAAGAATTGACCAGCACCAATGACAGGCATAAACGATAATATAGCGCCTGATAAAACTAAAGCAACTGAGATTCCAACCATAGTTAATAGGGTTGCTCCCATGATAGAGAACATGTTGCTAGTATCTGGTTTTGAACCTGAAAAACCTTTGTAACTTGCGCTTACCAAACCCTGATTTTGACCAAGAACATCTGCAATTTTAACAAAAACCGGTGATACTAAAGCTAATGTAGCTGCTACTGCAAGCGCAGATAACAGTTGCATTGGATTTAAAACTGGCATAAACATAAATATACCAGCAGCCGAAACTAATGCAGCCGCAACACCTATAATCATCACAGCAGTCAAACCAGTATCTTTCATAGACATTGGTTTAAATCCTCCAGAGCTTTCTACTCTTTCGTCTCTACCAGAATTATTACTACTACTATTTTTAGATTCTTTAATTTGATCTTTGATCAAAGATTTAATGTCCTTTAATATAGAAGTTTGCGTAGATAATTCAGAAGCCATATCATTAGCAGCCGATTTTAAATCTACTGTTAGAACTTTATGAATATCTTGCGTTAACATCATTTCCGCTTCTGAAACTGCGGTTAATTTATCTAACGGTGAAAGTAATGACTGGAGTGCCTGTACGGGATTAAATTTCATTTATATCTTTATATCTTTTATATAGCTTTTACTATATATTAAAAACTCCATCACTTAAGTGACGGAGTTCTCATTGTTGGCATTTTAATATTTGGTATTTTCATACCGCTCATCATTTCTGACGTTGAATCTTGTTGACCTTTGCTTGCCTCTTGTTCTTTCTTTAAATGATCTGTTAGATCTCTGAGTAAGTAGTGGTATTCATAGAATTCCATTTTCTCAAGCTCAGATGGTTGTATATGTAAATGTAAATATACGTAAAACTTTGTCTTAAAGAAGTTCTCCAGCGAAATCTTGAACAATGAAAAGAGATTTGATTCCGTCACGAAAGCTGATTGGGACCACCTCCTCGTCGTCCCCGATCTCCACTAACATGTTTGGCTGAATTCCAGTCTTCATTTGTTCTGCTAATTTATAAATCAAACTATATTTTTTGTTTGACCATCCATTCATGTCAACTTCAAATCTGAAGATGTCATTATCTGTAAATCCTCTCCATTCTCCAACTAAATAAGGCATTATTTGTAGAACTGATTGATCGATTTTACCACCTGTTTTTTGTCTCTCTCTGATATATGCTGTCATTTTTTGCATAACACCGATAGTTGGTGGTTTCATTTCAATTGTACCAAATGATTTAGTTTCAATTAAAAATGATTTAGATTCCATATCATAGTACTTATCTAATGTTTCTGGAATTTTAAAGTATTGAAAGTATTCCTTTTTAATTTCAATATTGTGTTTTTCTCCATGTTTATCTAAATGATCCACTGTTAATTTAGATTCAGGTTCTGGAAATGTTAAATCTCTGATAGAAAGAATTACATAAAATCTGTCTTCTTCACAAAGATCTTTGTATGACATTTTTTTAGTTCCTGATAAAACTCTTGTACAAGACTCTACGATATTATTTAATTTATCGTCAACGTCTAAAACATTAGTTTCGTCAATAGTTGAAAAGTGTCTAATTTCTGCAACCTTTGCAGAACGAATTGAAACTTCTGTTCCTTCTGGGTAAAACATACCACCTGAAGGTAAATTAATAACTGGAATCGGGTGATAACCTAAGTGGAAATCAGCGTCTTCTGCTTTTTGTGTAGCGAATCTGTCCATTTGAACTTTACCTAGATTTACAGGCTCTTCAATAACAGTTTCACTAAGTGGTAACTCTTCTCTTTGTTTAACAACATTTTCATATTGTTTATCTAGATCTAAGTTTTCATTCTCGTTGTTTTGCATTACTTTTTAGATTTAAGTTTATTAATTTTGTTTTTGTCCCATATTTTGCTTTCATCTGAGCGACTATCTATTTCAAGGCGAATTAGCTCTCTAATAAAAGCTGAAATAGAAATGGGTCTTTCTTCTCGTTCAATTGCATCATTTAAGATAATACGATTAAGTATGAAAACTTCGTCCTCGCTTAAAAGTACTTGCAATTTTTTAGTTAATTTATCTTTAGACATGTAGATTATGTTGATATTATATTATATATTTAAATCAAAAAATAAGGATGGGATTTTAAGCGTCCCATCCTTTTTAATGTTGTTATGCTAATACTTCTTTCCAAGTATCACATTTCCAAATAACTTCTAATGATTCTGGTTCCGCTTCGGCGTATGTCAATTCATCAGTAAATCCTAGAGCACTTGTGATAAAACAATCTTCTAAAGTTACTGTTCTATAAATATCTCCAGCTCTGTTGAACTGAACGATAACAATAGTACCTACGTAATCTTTTTTAAGACCCATAACACCAGTTTGAGGATCAAACTGTTTGTTATACCATTGTCTCATTGTTTTATACAAATATGCTTGGTTAGCATTGTTTAAGTTTAATGAAAAATTAATAGTTACATCTACTGAAGTTTCACTAGGCATACCAGCGAAAGATCTTGTAGAGAACTTAAATTTTTGTGCAACCGCTTCAATTCCTTTGTATAATTCCAATCCTGAGATAGAGTTAACGTGTTGAATTAATAAAGGAGCATCTGCTACTCCAGTCGGAGGCAATACAGTAACTTCGAATAAATTCTTTTGTACTGGTTCATATTGTTGACCTTTCTTTGCAGTCTGGTCTTGCGAATAGTGTGGTAAAGCCATTTTACTTTATATTATTTTTATCTTATGTTTTATATATCAATTAAGAAAAGTTTCCAGTTTTGATTTCTCCTGTGTTTAAGATTGTAGTTCTGTGAACAACAACTTCTAAACCTTTAACTGGTTCAACAAAAGTATCAATAATACCCATATTGTGGTCGATAACATCATCAGTGTTATTCGTTTGATCCATAATATTTTGGAAATCGTAAATACCTGTGTCAGCTTTTACAGATTGCATAAATGCGTCTGCTAAAGTTTTGATTTCTAATCTTGTTTGAGCTGTATTAAATTCAAATACGTAGTTTTTAAGGATGTTAGCCATACCGTCTTGGATATAAATTAATACCTCTCTTACGTGAGCTGAAGATAATGCAGATTTAACTGATTGTTGAGCTGTTTTATTACCTAAGATAGTTAATCCTGCGCCTCTTTGGAAGACGATTGGGTTAATACCGAATGGTTCTAAAATATCTCTATCAGCTTTGTCAAACGCGTATTCTACACCTACTACATTAGCTCCTGATACAACACCTCTTCTAGGTCCTGCAACGATTGACCAAGGTAAAGCGTTGAAATATTTGTCAATAAAGTTATTAGATACGTAAGCTGCTGGCGGAACAATAGTGTCTTTACCATTTTCTCTTACTAATAAACCTGGTCCATAATAGAATGCGTAATTAGCTCCATCATTGATAGAAGGTAAAGCATATAATGAACTTGGATTTTTATCTAAGTTACCACCGTCTTTGATGTAAGCAACGTTAAATTCGTTGTTATCATTTTTGAATGATGGATCAGTTGATTTTTTGAAATCTGAAACAGTAGGCGCATTTAAGATAGCTGCTGCGTTTTGTCTTTCGTGTGCTAAGAATGCTAATTCTTTCTTGTTTAAGATAGAACCGTCTTCGTAAGAAGCGAAAGTATCTACGATGTATCTAAAATCAATAACGTCTTTGTCAACTAAAGCTGCGAATAAACCAGTTCCTGTTAATTGAGATAAAACTCCAGAAATTGTTTTGTTAGCAACTGCTGCCTTTTCTAAAACTAATGGTTTGTAAGAAACTGTAGCTTCTTCAAATGAAGTGTTATAGAATCCTGACCATGAAGTTGCAACTGGTTGGCTACAAGTTACTGTCCATACATTTCCTGATCTTTGTACTCTTTGTACTTTAGCTAATCTATTAGTTGCTAATGCATCAACATAATGTCCTTTTTTAATAGGAAATGCATCTGCTTCAGCAGGAACTGCGAACGTCATTGTAAATGTAGATGCATTGTTTGCGTAAACATCACCATCATAAGCAATAGCTTTAGGGTTAATTGAATTGTCAACAACATAGGATAATACTTCATAATCTAAAGTTTCATCATAGATGTGACCAACTAAATCAACTTTAGTTCCATTCTCATCAGTTACTAAATCTTCGTTAACTGCACAGAATAAACCAGTTCTTCTAGCTTCTTGGTTAATACCTGCTTCAATGTATAAGTTTCTTCCTTCTAAATCTTTAAAGTTTGGAATTAATGAACCAGTATATTGTGCTAATAATGTAACTTGTCTTAAAGCAGAAAATTCATTTAATTTTCCTTTGATTAAACCGTTTGCATCAAAAAATGCGCCGTAGATTGGATCTGTGTCCATATCCGCTGGGTTAAATTTACCTTTGAAAACGAATACATCTACCATGAAATCTGAAACTAAATCAAAATCATTTAAGAATGATGGAACATTACCTTCACCATACCATTCTCTTGCAGAAATTTCAAAAGATGCAACATCTTGTGCTTTTCTTACAATAACCGTGATAGGTTCTTGTTTAATGTTAATAAAGTTTAAAACTCTATCTTCGTCTAAGTTTCCAATAGTATCTAAAACTGCTTTATCTTCTGGGAACCAGAATTTATCAATGTTAAAATAACTAGCTAATTCGTTAGCTCCGCCTAATGCTGAAATAGAATCAACAGAACCATTAGTTACTGGAGATTGGAAAGCAATAGTATCGTTTTCATCAATGTTTGCGATATTTAAAGCCAAAATTGGACCTCTACCTAAAGCAGCTAATGCTGATCTATGGAAGAACATACCTAATTTTTCTAAATTCGTGTCAATTGAACCGAAAATAGCATTAAATTCTTCAGCTGTTTGTACAAAAACTGGAGTGTTGTAAGGACCTTTTTTAGAATGTCCAACTACTAATCTGATTGTTTGAACGTTGTTAGTTGTTGTTTGAGACTTGTCAAATTCAAGTCTGTAAACACCAGAACTTTTAAAGTTCAATAATTGAGGACTAAGTGCCATAATTTTATAAGTATTTTTTTATCTTTAGACTATATATCAATGTAATATTTGCAATTTATTATTTTAATAAGTCGTAAATATCATATTGTAAATCACCCTGCGAATCTGTATCTTTAAACAGCGTTTGTTCCATGTAATCATGTAAATTTTCGTCAATTGTGTCTAATAATTCTTCGACAAAATCTGCATAATCTGTAGTTCCATAGAATTCTGTGGCATTAATAGCTGTCATAATAGCATCATCGTGACCCATTTGAGCTCCATAACTACCATTTTTTAAAGTTCCAAAAAGAGAAGCTTCATTAACAGTATCAATATCGTTAATAAAAATTCTATTAGCTTCTATTAATTTTTTAAAGTTTTGACAAAAAACAGCTTTATTATCTGCTTTTAATCTTAAACCTGCTTTTAATGTTTTAGAATCATGACGGTGTTTAAATCTTAAGACCATCTCATCTTCAAATTCATTTCTTTGAGGAAATACTGTTTGTAAATATTGTAACAAGATACTTCCATATGTGTTAAATTCAATAACCATCTTAACGTTTTCTGGATTAAAGACTTCACATGCTAATGTATATAAAATCTTAGCAAAATCTTCAATAACGTGCTCGTTTGATTTAAATATTGCAACTTGATTGATTCTAAAGAAGTCATACATTGCTCCAGGGTTTGCAATTTTATCTATGTGCTTTTTGCTCATAGGTTCTACTTCAAAAACATTAATAATAGAATAGTCACCTCCATTACCTTCTGCAATATCTACAGAAAACAACCAACGTTTATCTTCTAAAACAGTCGTATCTAAATCAAAATCTGGGTTCCACATTAAATAACCATTCGTATCGATGTGTATATTTTCAAAGTCTTCTAATTCGTGATGAATAAATTTCTTTGCCTTTTTTCTCATAGTTGCCATTGAGCCTGGCGATAATAACAGCGTGGATGATGAAACGAATTCATTTCCGTACTGTCTATTAAATGCATGATCAGAACCTAAGTTTTTAAGTTCTCTCTGATACCACGCATCATCTCTATCAGGGTGTTGCCACCAGTCAATTCTTAATGGTGTATATGCGTTGTCACCTTTTTCTGCAGCTGACCAAATTTCATAGAACTTATTAAATCCATTTGGTGTAGAAGTAATATTGATCCTTGAAATTTTAGAAGCTGATAAAGTAGGGTAAACGTTTTCATAGAATGAATCCACAATATTAGATTGAACGTGGGCAAACTCATCCAAATATAAGTTATGGATAGTAAAACCAATACCCGCTTTAGCTGTGGTAGCTTGACCAACTAAACGACAACCATTATCAGCTCTAACGTTCATTACGT